GAACAACCCAAAGAAAATGCAGGTTGTTGATAAGAAGGAGATCGACAAAGATGGTGGATTGACTAGAGCTTCTAAGTTTGCTCTTCGTCAGACTGTTAAGTTCGTCCCTACTCTTGAGAGTATTGCCCGTAACGTAATCCGTAACAGCGGGCCTCTTGCTCCCCTTAGCTCGACTATCCGCAAGGATATTATGGCTGGTGGTGTTCGTAGGCAGAGTGCTATGGCTCGTATCAGCATCAGCAGTGGTGTCATGTATTACTGGGCAACTAAGGCCGCTAATGGTGAAATGACTGGTATGGATCATGGTGACTACAAGAAGCAAGCGGCGCTAGGAAGTGTTGAACCTCCTATGTCTGTTAAAATTAACGGTAAGTGGTACAGCTATAGAGGTCTTGATCCTTTTGCAACTCAGATGGCTGCCGTAGCTACTGCTGTCCGTAGAACGGATGGAGAACTAAAACCTCAGACTGCTGCTCTATTGATTGCTACGATGGCACAGGCTATGAAAGAAGGCACATACGCCGAAGGTCTTAGTCAGGTTGCTGATCTAGGTGTTGAAGCTGCTGGTGTTCTTAAGAGCCTTGGTAAAGGTGGTACCCCTAAGGATACTACTGCTTTGACAAACGCTGCTGCTGGTTGGGCTTCTACTCTGACTACTCCTAACTTTGTTCGTTGGACTAATCAGGAGTTCTTTGATAAGGCTCGTAGAGATACCACAGGTGACGACAGCCTTGGTGATCGTATCAAGGGAAGAGTCCAGAGCGGACTGCCCGGTCTCAGTAATGATCTTCCTCAGAAGTATGATGTTTTCGGCAGAGCTATGGAGAATGATAAGCAGGATAGGTTGGTTGAAAAAGACCCTACTGTCCTAGAAATTAATAGACTCGAAAAGATGACTGATAAGGTTCTTGTCGGTGCTGTAGGTACTCGTGCCAAGGTTAGCGGTGAAGAACGGCGGTTGACCTCGAAAGAATATCAGGATTACCAGAAACTTGCTGGAGAATACATCCTAGACGATGTCAAAGAAGAAATGAATCAGGCAGGCTGGAATGAACTTCCTGATGAAGAGAAGATGGACATTCTAAAAGAAGTTGCTGAAGCAGCTAGAAAAGATGCTCGTGAAGAGCTATTCAATAACGAACCTGAAGAAGAGGACTCTCTTGAAGATGCAGAATGAACTAATGATGATTCAGAGGATTACAGTCCTCGAACAAGAAGTAAAGACGTTGAACGTAGAAGTCAACGAACTCAAAGAAGACAATAAGAAGATTCTAGGTAAGCTAGATGAGCTTCTAGAGCTTCGATCTAAAGGTATGGGAGTCTTCTGGATACTCTCAGGTCTCTTTGGAACTGGCATTGTAGGTCTCTTCTATACGTACTTTGGTCGTTAAGATGAGCCGACGAATGCTTACAGGGGGTGGCCTAGCGGCTGCTCTGTTAATCGCTACTCCGTTCATTGCTGAACATGAGGGAAAGAGGAATGATCCTTACAAGGATATCGCTGGGGTCCCTACTGTTTGTTACGGTGAAACAAGAGTAAAAATGAAACACTACACTGATAAAGAATGTAGTGATATGTTAAATGAAGCCGTCAAAGAATTCGCTGAACCTATCGTAAAAGATGTTCCTAGTCTTGCTTTCAATCCTTACCAGCTAGCTGCTGCAACAAGCCTTAGTTATAACATCGGAATGGGGGCTTGGAAGGGCTCTACAGTACGTAAGAAGTTTATAGCTGGGGATTATAAAGCAGCTTGTAATGGCTTCTATGCTTGGAGGAACATCCGAGTAAAAGGGAAGTTAGTAGAGTCTAAGGGTCTTGTAAATAGACGAAAGAAGGAAACTGAATTGTGCTTAACAGGATTGTAACCTTATATGATAAATTCAGTGTCTGGCTTGTTGGAAGTCTATTTGTTTGTTGCTTGGGCCTTGGTACTTGGGGCTACATTAATTCGTTGAAGCTGGATACGGCAAGGTCTGATCTTCAGACTGCTGAGACTAAGCTCTCGGTTAGCAACGCCTCTATTACTTCACTGAGTCTTGAACTCTCTAATCTAACTACTGTACTTCAAGAGCAGTCCCGAATAGAGAAAGAGAAACAAGAGGCTCTCCAAGAGAGGCTGAAAGCTATCTCCGAGAAAGATGAGAAGCTTATTGATCTTGAGACGAAACTTAAGCAACGTAAAACCACCCTTAATTGTAGTATTCCAAAGGACTTGTCTGATGCGTGGAACTCTCTGTAATGTTAGCATTATACTATCTCTATGTTTGTTGGGAACAACCGGCTGCGCTAGGACTTCTCAGGGCGTCTCTGTCAAGTATGTTGACAGGGCTGTGGTCCAAGTAGAGAAGTGCTTTAAGAAAGAAGACAGACCCACTAGGCCTAAGTCCTTGAAGGAAGAGGGTCTGCCTGCTGATCTTGAGAAAGCATTGGCAGTTAGTCTTGCCAAAGTTTCTGAGTTCTTCAGATACTCGAACAAGACGGAAGCCATTCTCGATAGTTGTCAGAATTGACATAGAAAAACCCCCTCCGGCGATCTGCTAGAGGGGGTTTCTTTTTGTCTTAATTACTTGAAGGCATCGTAGATTTCAACGGCTCTCTCAAATCCATCCCAGTCACCTACCCCGGCCTGTCTCAAGGCCTTTAGGAACTTACTGTCGTTCTTGAGACCTGCTAGGACTACAGCTTCTACCTCTACGAGGTCTTGAGTATTAAATACGTCTCCGTACATATGGTTAGCTTCCACACGTTCCCCCTGATCCGCTGATTTCACAGATATCATGAGTCATCATGGATTCACGAAACTCCATGCCGAGGTTTGCTCTTGCTTCGGTGTAAGAGACAGGAGTCAGTGGCTGGCCACCCCTACTACCATCGGGATAGCAGGTGAATCCACGGAGACGATGAGCATACTTAGCCAAAGTCTTAGTGAACTTATCAACTGTACTTTCATTATTGAGTTCTGAACCCCATGAAGGAAGATTAATAGTTGAAGAGATAGCCATATCTACATAGTCCTGAACATCTGCTTGGAACTTAATACGACGTTCGTAATCTTCTGCAAGATCAAGAGCAGACTCGATACTGTCAGGATCAGTCCCGTACATATCAATAAGTTCTTGAGCAGCAGTATCAACTACGTACTGGTAGTGCCAATTGCTTCCGTCCTTGACGTATCTGCGCTTATACGCAACTGCAAACAAGGGTTCAATGCCTGTGGTTGTTCCTGCGAGGATGCCGATAGTCCCTGTTGGGGCGATTGCTCTGTTGGCAACAGGACGACTAATCCCAAGGCTATCAGCGAATTCAGCAGACACACTATCAGAGACATCTCTATAGATTGCCAACCATTTATGAAGCTCAGAAGTTACTTCGTACTTGTAACCTTTCTTAATAAGCCATTCATGTACACCCATCAAGCCTAATCCAAGCCTACGATTCTTCTCTCTTGTTAGCTCGATCTTTTTGAAAGGGAGCTTAGCCTTAAGCGTACCACAGATAAGGAACTTAGTAGCAAGATGAGTTACGTCAGAGAGTTCCTGAAGACTGGAGATACGTCCAAGATTCAACGAACCAAGATTACAAACATCGGAGTCATCAGCAGAAGTGACTTCAGTGCATGCGTTACGAAGAGTCTCATTTTCCTTGTCGTAGAAGTTAAAAGCAAAGCCGGGTTCAGCACCCTTAAGGGCCTGTTGGACATTCTTATAGAAGACTGCTCCGACATTGCCTGTCTTGTTGTACTCTTCAAGCCATTCAGTATCGTAATTAACTGAGATGTTCGTCATGTCCAAAGGACAAGGAAAGTTAAAATCTTGAGTCTTTATGTCTTTGTACGATAATCCTGTATTACCGATGGGGTAGTTTTCCCAATCCTTTACATGTAGGAAATCCCAAACATCGGGATGCTTCCAATTCAAGGAGGCGTAGATAGCAGAGCGGCGTGAACCACCCTGCATAACTCTACGACCGATTTCATTGATCATTTCCATCTTAGAGATAGGGCCAGAAGCGGTACCACCAGTTCTAGCGATAGGAGTGCCCTTGGCTCGGTAGACAGAATAGTCATTGCCAATGCCCCCACCTGTCATAAGAGCGGACTCGACCTTCCAAGAAAGGTCTGCCCAATCTTCTCTGGTGTCTTCTTCAGAACGAAAGAGGTAACAGTTGTTATAGAAAGGATTGGCTCGTCCAGCATAGTACAAATAGCGGCCACCGGGCACGAACTTCATGTCAGTCATGTACTGAGTCAATTGTTCCACCTCAGTCTTCGGCATGTACTCCGAACAGACCTCAGAGATCAGTGTCTTACAGAGTTCCGGCCAAGTCTCAGCGCCTTCATGGGCATATTTCTGCTTGAAGATTGTTCGGGCAAAGTGACTACGAAAGCCATCATCGTTAGTAATCAAAGTCCCGACATATCCACTTTTTGATAGCCCTCAGGCTTAAGAATCTTTCCATCTTCGCGGAAGACAACCTTACCATCAACAATCTTTGAGAGGTTGTTATCCGCAACTCTAGTAAAAGCTACCTGACCATCAAAGTCAAAGAACCAAGCAAAGTTACTCAGAGTTACCTGTACATCAGCCCACTCCTTAATCATATTAGCTCTTGAAGTGTCAGAAGGATTAACGAGATAAGTAGTAAGAGCCTCATTAAACTCTGCGAGTTCCTCAGAAAAGCAGATGACTTCAGTCTTATAGTCACCACCTTCTGCGTAAGTCTTCTTGTTAGCTGCTCGGTTAAACTCAGCTACGCGCTGTTCTCGTGTAATAATTTTGTTACTCATTCTTCGTTTTCGTTATACAAATAAAATTCTTTAAGATTGTCATAGTCAATTAAAGAGTTGCTCTTAAGAAACTGTATGACATCTCCGGCCTGCCTTCGTGTCAAGCCCGCGTCTAGAATGCCTAGATCGTACTGAAGCTGCTCGTAAACATCAAGCATTAATTGATTTGATTCTTATGGAGATGGCCAACGATAGCCACAGGACAAAGAGGTACGTCTAGTTCGCAGGCTTCAGTCTCAGCTACGTAATCGCCACATAGGGCTATGAGGCTTTGATGTGTAACTACATCACCTTCTTCTGGGTAGAACTTAGCTAGTACCTTGATCTTGTCGTTGAGCAGAAAGCTGAAGATGTTGAGAGTCTCTTCTTCATTTAGGAAGTTAATCTGATCCTTAATACTCAAGATCGTCATATTCGGTATCGCGGTAATTCTTTTTATCCTTGTTATGTGTTCTAAGAGGGTCACGCTTAGGGAATCTCAAGTCCTTTTGTTCGTGAAACTCTCTACGCTTCTTACGTCGCTCTTTGTCTTCGTAACTATTAATGCCCTTACGAACCATACTCGCTTTCAATCAGAAGTTCGATGTAGTGGATAGCTTTCAAGAGGTCTTCCTTGCCATTCTTATGTCTGTGCCTAGAGACGTACTTGATTGCGTTAGCCTCACACCATTGAATGTTATTCGCAAGAATATACTCAATGGGTTGAATCTTCCAAGTCTTATAATGATCGCCGCCTTCTTGCTTATCGAGGGCGGAATTAGCGGGGCTTGACATCTGCTCGCTTGATCCAGTTGTAGAGGCTGCTGTAATCATCTTCGTAGGAGTCATC